AACAATATCCAGCGATTTCGGGATTAAATATCTGGGCCCCATATTAACATTAATATGCTCTATGTCAAACTTGAACTTCGTAGGGTCGCCGTATTCATTCATATAATATGCCCGCTCTTTATCAAGTAGGCTCTCGTATTTCTTAGCTTCCTTGGGATCCTGGATATACGAAAAGTTTGATAGTGAAACCGGGTTAAACGATGCATTATCGCGCCCAGTTCTTTTGACAATATTCGCCTTTAAATGTAGATGTTCGCCAGGTCTCAATCTCGTAATCAAGATATTATGCTTTGATACCTTATTCGGTGGAAATAACTCTCTCAGTTTCTTCTCGGTAATTTCTACATCATTGAAGGTTGCCTTGAAATCCGAGGTTCGCACATCAATGCTCTTATTCGTAGTATTATTAACATTCAATTCGATGACAAGCGAATTATCCTCGTAATTCTCAATTTCGTCAGCAGTCATACATATAGGAATTAGCCCAATGCGATGTATAATAAACTCGTCGTGTAATGCTCCAGTATTAGTAATGACGCTAACAGTAGGCTCTTCCTTCTCCAGCTTTTCTCCGATTGCTCCCAAGTTTGGAATATCCGTCATAATAATCCTTCGCATACCATTGACAATCGCTAAGTCAATATCATGAATATCAAAGCTGTGATTATTTGAAGGGTCGGACGAATCAAACTTATAATTGTAAAACATTCTATTAATATATAGTTTATTATATTTTTATCTTATATATCAATTTTTAAAAATAAAAAATAAAGAATAAAGAAAACATAAATCACATTATCGCATTATCGCATTATCGCATAATAATCTATTTATTCCTTATTTTTAGGATTCTTCTTCCCTTGCCCTATCTTGTTTATGTCCCTTACCAACTTTATAATATTCTTCGCATATACCAAGATTTCCTTATCATCAATATCATCAGGCATATTCTGAATACGATCCTTGAAAACGCAGGAGAATGCAGTTTGCGCCTTAGTCTCTCCCTTTCCTATCTGCTTCAACTCATTTTCCAACTCTATAATATTCTTAGTAATCTTAGAATATGCAAGGATTTCCTTATCATCAAGATTATTCGGCATGTCCCGTATGCGTTCCTTGAAAATAGCCGTTGTGGTCATATTTATTACAGCAGCGGCGTAGCGGAGGAGCGGCGTAATAATTATTATATGCTGTTTTTATCAATTTTTACTATTTTTGTACAATAATAGACCTATTTATTACCAGAAAAAGAAAGAAAATATAAAAATAATATGAAATTATACCTTCGTATTTTTTTCATATATTATGATGTATATTATTAGGATTATCATAAGTATCATAGGTATTATTGATAGTATTGTAACAATCCAGCTCCATATATAGCATTCTCCTTTTGTTAAACAAGTTATATTGTAAGCCGTCAATAATATGACAAGCAGATATACAAAATACGCTATTAAATATAATCCAGGGCCTTCCAAATACACATTCAATGCAAGAGATATTATAGTAAGTATAAAACTAACTGCAATATACACCCATCCCTGTGTGGAAAAATAGTCCGACATATATCCTTATCTATCTATTATTATTAAGATATATATATTTTTTGACATCCGGACATCCCTCGGGATATCCCTCAGGATATCTATGAAATCAGGGTGTTCATAATTGCGAAACACATCGATGTTCGAGATTGCATTTCATTAATCGGATTGGTTGCAAAGAACTGAATAAGCGTCTTGATATTTTTGACATCATTACATTGACACAAATAGTAATAAATGTTAGAGCTTGTAATAAGCTTCTTGTTGAATGTGGTGATTTGTAGATTTCTCAGCTGCGCCAAGTGATACTGAATAATTGGCGCAAATTGCTTGTCCATCTCCTTATTCATCTTGTATCTCTTATAAGCCGGGTTATATGTCGTACTGGATTTATAATAGCTGTAGAGGCTATCCTTGATTGTTGAGATAATCGTATGTACGAGATATGTTGGGTCAATCTGTCTCCCGTTATTATCAATAGGAATCTGGATATTCGGGTTATATGTCGCAATGTAATCCTTAATAGTATAATTCTGCTTATTTTTCATATAGACGCTAAGAATATTCATCCATACATTAGGGTGACAGGGATCAGTCTCTTCGCGATAGTTAATATACATCGAGGATATCTTGTATAGCCGCGAAAAGTTCTCCCCATCTACCTTTTTCTTGATAATCAATCCGTAGCTTTTATTCTCGTTAATATAGGCATTGGCCTGATTGATATCTGCGAAATATGCCGGATATTTTACACCCAAATTAAAGAGCTCTTGGATAGCAGACAGATTAATATCATACTCTTCCAGCGTAATTCGGTTTTTCGTATTGATATGCACGAGCTCCTTATAATTCTCTCCAAGCACATCAGTATAATCAATGATATGCTTGTTATCATAGTGAATCAAGACAAACTCATAAGCGTGTTCAGGATTCAAATTGGACGCGAACATAGCCCGCAGAGTCTCTCCGACATCATCCGGCGGAATGCGCGAAAGCATTTCAGCGGTTTCCGGAGATTTACTATAAAATCCGTATAGTACCTCGTCAAACATCTTGCCGTGCGATTTCGTAGGATGCGAGAACTTTGAACTATTCGCATCAGGGCAGCTTGAGGTTCCAAAATACCACTTATTCTTATAATTATATACAGTAATAATAGTTCCATCATAAGCCTCATAACATCTGTCGGTATCGCTGTAATTCGCCGAAATATATTCCTCATACCCGATTCTGCGCGGAATAGAATTTGCATAAGTAACGACAACATTATTATTACAAGAGAGAGTAAAATCCAATACGATACTCCGACATTGCTCATAAAGCTCCTTATATTCGCAAATATCACTCATCTTGTAATTAGTGTGAAGGAGAACAATATCCTCGTTATCTTTGAACTTCTTAACCTTGATGTTCGGCCAGAAATGATATTTTTTCAGCGTATTAATCAGAGTATTTGCATAGGTAGTATTGCCTTCGTAATTACTGTAAGTTTTTTCAATTAATTGAGTGAGATTAGTAGGGGGGACATTGGACGAAGGCATATCACCGTTCATAATAATACTTTGTTAAAATATATATTTAATTGTTTATATCAATTTTTATAAAATTATGATGTAATCGCAAAATCGGCGGAGATTCGCGCTGTCTAAGGTGTCTAATATGTATAATATGTCTAATAGATATTATATTTCTTGCGATATCATCTTAACAATAATAGAAGTATAAATATATTGCTGTCATTATTAGAAATACCGTATATATTCTATACAAAGTCCTGTCATCTATATAATTATTTGTACCCAAATAAGCTCCTGCAGTTCCACCAAGGATACTTCCAGTAGCTACTATAATAGCCGCATTAAAATCTAAAAATCCATGCTGATAATATAGATATAATCCAGGCAATGCGTTAGGTATCGTATTTAAGAAAAGAGATATCGCGACAGCTTGCTGAAAAGAAAAATCATAATAAACTAATAAAGGCAATAGCAATATGCCGCCACCAATACCTATCAACCCAATAATAACCCCGATTATTACTGAGCCAATAAACAACTCTATAAGCATCTATATAATTATTTAGAAATTTATAATAATGCACGCACTTACAAGCATAAATCCAATAAATAAAATATGTGAAGCAAATAAAATATAAATATATAAATAGATACAATAAATATTATGGCTGCTTCTAATAAAGCTCTGAGAAAGTTGCAGAATTTTTTAACTGAGGAAATCATTTTATTGTTTGATAATTATAAAGATTATAATAGTTTAAATAAATATGATAGTACTGATAATACAGAAAAAAAGTCTGTAATTAATAATTATATTGAATATCTTAAAAATATTCAAGGTAATAAAAAATATAAAACTATTTTTGATACGCATTATGCCGATAGTGATAATATTGATTCATTAAAAGCAATCATGTTAGATGATCTAGTAAAGCATGAAGAAAAACAAATTTTAAATAGAGAGGAAGAGATAAATAGAGAGGAGATGTGGCGCAAACGACGACAAGAGGAAGCTTTTGCGAATGAAGTTAGGGAGAGATTGAGAAATAGTGATTTGTGGTGGAAGCTACGGCAAGAGGAAGCGCATGTTAAGGTATTAAAGGATAATTTAGAAAATAGTGATATTAATATGCAGATAGCTAATATTACTCGTTATTTAAGTAAAACACGAATAAATAATGGTGGATATAAAAAAACATCAAATAGTAAAATAAATAGCAAAAAGGTCTCTAATAAACCTGTTGTGTCTCAAAAAAAGCATAGTATATATAAGGAGATTCTTGGGAAAAAAATGAAAATCTATAAAATGCCTGATTCTCAAAAGGAATATGTCAAATATAAAGGAGAATTACATCACATATCAGACTACAAAGACCTAATGAAACAAAAAGCAAAACCAAAAGCAAAATCCAATAAATAAAATATAAAAATATATATCCTAATCTAACCTTTCCTATCCTATCTTACGCCATCTTATATAATTTCTATTTTACTCCGAATCCTTATCCTTCTTCTTGTCAGTCTTAGCCTCCTTCTTGGCCTTCTTAGGCTTCACGGGCTTCTCATCTTCTTTTACTTCCACAACAGCCTCCTCAGCCTCCTCGGCTTCAGCGGGCTCGTCTTCGGCGTCTTCGGCATCAGCAGGCTCATCTTCGGGCTCCTCTTCGGCATCAACCGCAACCTCAAGAGTGGCCTTGTAAGCCTTCCACTCTTCGGCAAGCTTAGAGAACCTTTCGGTATTTGAAAGCTCGGGAAACTCTTCGCGAATCCTTTGCTGATTGTCCTTGATATACTGCTGATACTTTGTAAGAGGCTTCTTAGGCTTCTCATTACCATCCTCGTCAAGATTGTTCCTCTTCTTCTTCTTGGTATCCTTCTTCTTTTCGGCGATCTCAATCTTGTTATTCTTCTTCTTCTCCTTGAAATCCTTCTTGAACTGAGCGAAATGCTCATCCAAACCCTTAGAGGTGTTAATCTCATCAGGAATATTCTTCATATACTCCTTGAAGGCCATTCCGATAGTCTGGGCAGCAGCAGCGGACATTCTTCTGAAAGAGTTTCTGGATAAAACTTGGAAAGGCTTTTGAAAGTTTGATAGGCTGTTCTGTAGGCGGGCTTTAGCCGGGCTTTAGCTTTTGGCTTAGGCTTGCTTTGACTGCGATAGTAATAATTTAAATACATTTTGGTGTCAATTTTTATCTTAATAATCTCAAATTATAACAAATTTATTCCTATATTCCTATATTCCTATATTCCTATATCCCTATATTTATTATTATATTTGCGAAGGTTATTTATAGACTTGTTATATATTATCATTACCATTGTGATATTTAAAAAGACACTGGATATTTCTAAAATTTGAAAATTAAAATTTGAGTACATCTTTCTGTTTTTTCAAAAATTTCAAAAGTTTTTTAGAAATTACAAAATAAATCAAGAGATGTACTCAAATTATAAATTGAAAAAATAAAGATTTTTCAGTGTCTCAAGAACTGCTATGATAATCTAAGATTTAATATATAAAAATATGTAATATCTATAATATAGAAGCTTCCGCATTGTATTAGTAGCCTATTGTATATCTATGGAAAAAGTAAGAAAAATAAATGATTTGACTGATTATGTTTTACACCCCCCTTTGGATTCGTCGGCTATTTTTCGCCATCCGGTTTTTTATAGTACTTATCAAACCATACTTGGCCTACTACTTTTGAAGCCTGTTCTGATGTTAATTGGTTATTTACAATTTTCTCTCGCATCTCTAAAAAATATTCAAGGCTACTATATTCAAAGCCTTCCTCTTTTGTAACCATAGCATATAACATAGGATATCTCTCTTCAAAAAATAAGATTCCCTCAATTGATTTTTTCATTTCATTCAATAGCTCCTCGTGGGATGAATGTTTAGCCTTGTTCTCTGTCATATACAATACAATATCTTGAACCATCGCTTTTATATCTGCAGTTTCCATACCATCTTTTACAAAATCAGCAACCTTTCTTCTCTTTCTTTCAGAACTTTCAGAACTCATATTATTTTAAATTAATTATCAATTTTATCTTTATATAATAATATCTATTTTATATATAGAATAATGAAAAAAGAATTAGAATATGCTGAATTAGATTATAGCCATAATGTTCCCGTCCCTCCTCGGCCAAAAAATGCCGGGTTATATACTGGCGATGTCTTATTTGACAAAAAACCCTGGGGCAATAGTTATAAAATGCCTCCAGCTGAACCTGATGCTGCTGTGTATGCCTCGCATTTTTATGCAAGCCATCACATACCCTCATATAATAGACCGGGAAATAATCACATAAATACCGATAAATATAAAAAATATACATCAGCCAATCGTAATGATAATTACAATTTCAGCTGTCACACAACAAATATAATATAAACGATTACAAGTCTCACGCCGCTCACGATGCTCCCAAACGATCTTGTAGCCTATACCGCGATATCTTGAGCTACAAGATTAGTTGGTTGGATTTTCTTAATAGTATCTTTGTGTTTAATCAAGAAAGTACAGATATACTTATATACCTCATCTACTTGTTCGAAAGATACGCCTCCCGTAATTAAGATGCTCCCACTCTCAAACAAAGCCCCTGTAACCTTTTTACAATCACCGATTTTTTCTCCTTTTCCTTTTCCATAGCATTTCTTGGGGCAATAACAAATACCATTCTTTTTTTCATTGCATTTATTCCAGAAATATTCTAACTTAACTCCCTGATATATTCCAGGCTGAAACGAACATTTGTTATTATATAGATCGCTGATAAATATATTGTGTATCTCGCGCCTCTTCAAGCCAAATGGAACCGCGAGAGAATCGTCGCAATAAACCTTGAAATCCGAGTTAATCATCCTAATCTTGAAGTTCTGATATTTCAATTTCAATTCATAATTATCCTCTCGGTTATTTATAATGTCCTTACTAATATCTTCATAGATATTCCTAATATTAGCAATGATATGATTGACAATAACGACAGTATCCTCTACAACCTTTATTCCAGTTATTTGAATATTGCCGTTCTTAAATATTTTCACATTCGGCATATATTTATCGTTCTTATATATAATTGTAACCTGGTTATCAAACCTATTTTTCTTCATCTTATTTTTCTTACTATTCCTCCTCTTCTTGGGATATGTCCCGCGATTTAAATCCTCGCCATCCTTCATATACTGCGCCCATACAATCCCGTCCGTATCATCCTTATCTATGATTACAATATTTTCAAAAAGCATCTTCAAGTTTAAATTAATATCCTCGCCAATATTCGCATTACAAGTTATAGTAGAAACTCTATAATGCGAAAAGTTTATATCTTCGGCCTTTGCGGCAACAGAAACACTGCATTTATTATCAATACTCGTCATTCTTAATAGCAATAGTAATTTGGGTAATTCACAATATTTATTGTATCAATGTTCTTATATCATTTTTTGTTTTTCTTTGCCTCAATTTTATTATTCATATTATCTGTAATGTTTTTGAGATAGGATGTATTTACAATTTCATAATTGTAAGTAGTTGCTATCATAGGCGGTAGATTTAATAGGTGTGTTTTTTCATTCGTGTGATGACCTTTGCGAAACTCCTCAATATTCATAGGGCCATTAAAGATATCCAGCAAAAATCTTGAAGGCGCCGGGCGTATCGGGCGAGTACATCCAAAATGTTTGCTCAGCATCTGTATCAAGCTATTTATCTCCCATACTTTATCACTCCCACAATGTGAAGAGAAGTTATAAGCATTAGCGCATTCCAGCGAACAAAAGTTCCCGAACAATATATAAGTATTCGTAGTAATATTATATTTATAGGGCATCCCATAAATCCTGTCTTTAATAGCGTGACAACACCAATAGCAATTATTTGATGATTTAATAATATTATCATTATAATCTATGTTAGTATCTCTATCTCTATCATTATCTTCCTTAATCAAATTGTCCTGAATTGTATTATAAAAGTTAGTCTCATTTATATAACAACAGTTAGGCTCATATGGTGTAGGGGCTTCAAGTAATTCATCCGTAATACTTATTTTATTTATATCATTGTCGGATATAGGCAACTGCAATATAATATCCTCGTTTTCCACAAGTACTACATCTTTTACAATAGTATTCATTAAGCCCTTCTTCTTATCTATTGTAGATTTAACATCGCTGTTTTTACTTTTTCTCGGCATTTAATTATAAACGCTTATATTATTTATATGTATTTATATACTTTTTGGTATCACAAGACAATGCGACCTATGACCTATGACCTATGACATATGACCTATGACCTATTTGTTATTATCAAAGTAGTCTTTGAAATATACTAGTGTCTTTATTAACTCTTTATTAACATTATCAGAAGGTTGTTCAGTGTTTTTTGTAAATGTTATCCCAGACGAGCCACCCGATGCTCCCTCTCCAGCTCCAGAGGCCTTGCTACCTATTATACATTTTTCTTTTATCTCTCTTATCTCTCCGTTGAGAGAGTTAATAGTATCTATTAAATATTTTATTATAAATACAAATACAATTATTATTATCAAAACAAATAAATCCATGATACTTTAATTATATCAAAGAATATAAAAATAATCGGCAGCTATGGACATTTAGCTGAACTTTAAGCCAGCGCCACCATTAAGGACAGTTAGGACATTTATTTCCATGACATATATAGTAATTTCAAAATTGACCGGATAGACCCTATTTAATAAATCATTATATGCTTTAGTAATATATGTATATTTACTATCATCTTTAACCTCGGGATTTACATTAACAGATAACGAGGTAGTAATTTGCGTATTATCATAAGAACCCGAGCTAATCTGTTTTTCGGGAAATAAAGCAAATGAATAGCAGTATAGCCCCGTTCTCGGTATATTCGTATGATATTTATGCGGCTCTATTTGATTATAATAAGTCGCATCATAATCCGCGCGCGTTATTTCTCTGTTCCATAATATTGATGCCCTATCTAATATTCCGAGCCCTTCACTATATTCGTGAGACCCTGTGTAATTTGTATAATTATTGAAGTTTTTGATAGAATCGCTCCTTCGCGTGATCCATATAATCTCCTTGACATGATGATTGGCGTTTGTTATATCTATTAGCGTATGATTATCATTCAATGCAATCGCTTGCGTTTTCTTAACCGTATTAATAATATAATTAATCTGGTTAGTATTCAATAGCAAACTGCTTCTTTCGGTACTATCTAAATATACATAGGTACATAATAGCTCATTATTAACATCAAAATTGACATCGCTCGGCTTTACAAATGTAGCAATAGATATAGGTACTGTAGGGCGATGTGTCTCATTATACATTCGCGGGCTCACATAGGTATTCAATATATTACTCCATACCTGATATAATCCCTCAAATGCATTATCATTAATATAAATATCTAATTCAACTTCGTTATTCTCTAATTTTAATAAGGGAAGAGCCAGTGAGGGATTCTTGGTAAACCAGAAATTGAGCGGAACCTGTATTTTTCTCTTTTTAATACTCGGAGTTCCTGGCGTTTTCACATAATTTGATACAGGATAAGTAACATTATAAAGCCTGTTATTTAACACTCTGTATTTTGGAACGAAATTGAAAGGCGCCGTATATTCTTCTATATTCCCTATCAACTTATTATATTCTATGTTATCTTTGCTCGTGAGCTCATTCCATATATTCATCCATTCGCCATATAGCGTCTCTATATTAACAACCCCTATTCTAAGTCGCGCTTCCTTGATATAATTGAAGCCCAAATTATTGACCCATCTGAATTTATATATATTGTCTGAGTATATATCAGGGATTTTGAATGTCAAAAACAGTCCCGATAATAAATCAGCATAACGCTTTATTTTAAAATTAACGCGCAACTCAGAAGTAGATGGCTTAAAACCAATATTGCTATCACCTGTAGAAGTAATAACAATAGTTTCCATAGAAAAATTAGTATGTTTTTTGAGCACATATTTATAATAATTAATATGCGGATTTAAGGTAATATATTCGCTCATATTACCCTTCAAAACTAATTGCATCAATCCGCCTCCCATTTTTATTTATACCCTTTATTATTATAAAGTTTTATTAATAGGCTTATATACTCTTATTTTTCAGGACGGCCGCCTACAGACCACCTAAAGACCGCCTACGGATATGCCTACATATCAGCGTATTTTCCTACAAATACCTTCATTTTCTCGTATCTTCTGTCATCGTTGTATTCTTCTAACTTTTTCTCAGATTCTCTCTTATCTATTATTATAATAGTGGGATATCCAGAGATTTCATATTTATCTAATCTGTCCTTGCAATCCTTCATATTATACTTTTTAAAGTCTAATTTATTCCCATATTCGCTATTAAGCTTATCCCATACTCCGGATTTACTGAAATCCTCGCAGTGCCCGCAACCGTCCATATAATAATACTCCATTCTGTATTTTTTATCAGCCGATTCGCCCATAAAAGTCTCCATTATTTTATTTTTATTATATGCGAATAACACGGCAATTGCCAATAATAAAAAGAATATTATTGAAATCATAATAAATATATCGCTTCCGAAAAAACTCTTTTTTGCTGCCATATTAATATCCTACTCGTATAATCTTCTAAATTATTATTAGATAATAATATCATAATTATTAGATATTTCCTTGTACTCTCTCTTTATTCTCTCGGTTTCTCCTATGATATCATAGTCATTATCATTATCATTATCAAATTGTATTATAATTGAATTATAAAAATACGCCCCATATCTATGCATATCTGTATCCGTATCCGTATCCGCATTTGCTCTAATCTTATTATCAATATACCCCTTGATAAACTTGATAAAATGCCCCTTCTCTATTAAAAATATCCTTACATCCAGAGAATCATAATTTATCGCCGCGTCATAATCTTTTAAAGCATAGCAATCATAATTATTCTCTCTAAGTATATTGACATACTTGTCCTGGCTATTATCATCGCACACAATTATAGTTCTATATACAAGATAGTTTGAATATAGCTCCTCTAATCTATTAATTATTTCGCGCGTCATTAATACTTTATTATTTATTATTGTTTTTGCCTTATGTATATTATCATTATTATCCTTGTAATCCGTGTAATCAATATATAAGATTATTTATAATAACTAATTATAATGGACGAACAAATCATCAAGATTAGTATAGAACAATTTAGAGATATATATAATTCCATAGATGTACCGCGCAATATTTTGGATAAAGCCGTGGATATTAAAAATACATATTCGTGTTTCAACTCTTATTATGACCCCAAAATGATATGGGCAAAAAAAATATATAATAATAAAGAGAAGTATAATAAGCCTAAGGTTAAATCAAGATTTCACATCATAATACCCGACTTTACGAAGAAATCCGAGCTAAAAAGGTGTTTGATAGGTAATTTAAATAAACTAAGTATTAAAAACAAGGACAGTATCTACGAGAAAATTAAGGAAATTATCGCTGTAAATGATAATAATGATAACAAGGACGATATTTTTATGATTATATGGAATTATATTAAAACGAGCGACGACGAATTATATAGTAATATACTCGCTCTATTTGACAAGGAATATGTCTGCGCGATGCTTGATAAGCTCTGGAATAATTACATAAACAATAAGGAATGGGATCCGCCTAGATATATATATGAAAACAACCTTCTGGTATTGAATGACGAATACGATATGTACTGCGAATATACCAAGTGGAAGCGCGGGATAAATAATATTAATAAGATATGGATTAAATATAAACGCGAAGAACTGCTAATATTGCTAAATAATATCGCAGATTACGTGGTTAGTATTGTATATAATACCGATATCTATAAATATATTCTAGATATTTTACTGGAACAATTATATAAAATCTTGGCTATCGCTAAATATAATTGTATAATAGATAAAATTAAAAATATAAATATTAAAAACTTGGATAATTCTACTAAGTTTTTTATTTATAATATTATTGAATTATAAAAAAATTATTTCTATATAATAGTATAGAGTAAGAAATAGTA